ACTCTTATTATACTACTACTACCCACTCACAGATGGAATACGCATTCCCTAAGAACAACAATAACACTAACGTAGTGTATCACCGGAATAGAACCGGTCCTAATTACTTCCGTGTCTTCTACAAGAATGCAGCACAGATACGGTTTACTCCTAAACAAGTAGGAGCAGTGTTTGGTGTAGCACGTTTTACACCGACTGTAAACGAGATAAGGGATTGGTGCTATGAAATGGTTAAACAATACGGCAGTGAGACAGATAAGACCGATGATGGTTATCTTAACTACATTGCTAAGCATGGTTTTGGTCCCGAAGTACATGAAGAACCAAATGACAATACTAAAATGGTTGTATAATGAGTAACATAGTCCTGTGGTTTACAATGATGACCACCATGTGTTTTAAACATCCCGTTAACTTACAGCAGTGTCTTACCCCCTGGACCTGGGTACCACCGTATGTAACCGAGTTAAACCGGTTAGATGAGTTAAACCGGTTGAAAAACGGTAAAAATTTCTGAAGTCTATTGTGTAGTACAGGTGTACTATTTTTACCCCCTGGGGGGTGCCAGTTTACACACAGTACACTACCGGTTGACAACCGGTTGAAACATGTTATACTGTTTCGTACTGTGTGTTACACCGATACGAATACGTATTCACAACAACAGCTGTCGCGCAACCAGTTTAACAACCTGCACAACACCAGCACCAAACCGGATCAAGCTGTGGTTATAATAGGAGCAACAAGACAGACAAGCTCGAATGTACTCCTGGTTGAATCCAATGCCACAACGTCCAACGCTTCCAGCAACGAGACACGCTGAGTCTTATTACTACACTGAGCGTCAAGCATTGATCATGGACAAACGAGCTAGTGTCACACCAACCCACACAAGCTGAGCTGGAGCTGCTATACTGACAGAGTCAGACAAACACAGATCACTACCTCAAACCATTCCACTCTCGGTTGGTTTTATGTAGTCATCTCATTGACTACTTATTCACTATCAAACACACTCATTATTATGTTCAACGCTTCTTTCCAATCTCTGTCTGCTGCTGCTTCTAACTACATCAACTCCACTGTTGTTGACTCTATCTGCACCGATGCTATCTCTGGCACTGTAACTGTTCTGTTCAAGTCTGGTGCTGTGTATCGTTATGACAATGTTAGCCGTCGCGCTATCGTCAAGTTCAACATTGATAACGCTGCTCGTTCACTCGGTAAGTTCATCAACAACGTTTGCAAAGCTGACGGTGTTAAGTATGTTGAGCTTGCTCCTGCTATGTGATAGCTACTGATCATCACTGTTCTACACTAACTCTCAATGCTTTTCTCTATTCTTATTCACGATGAGTTTCATGACTCTCCGCCTGATGTTTGGGAAGACTTCGATAACATCACTGACGCTGTTGGTTACTTCAACACTATGAAGAATGGAACCGAACGCAAGATGTATCAAGACAGCATTGAGTTAGTAGTAGATACTGATGACGATCAACGTGTTACCTTAGATTACTATCAGTTGCAATACTGATCATTACACTTTAGGTTGTCGTGTACAACCTTTCCTGTAGTGTTCATTACTACATCACACACTCATTCCTTTTCAATTCATGACTGCTACTGTTGGTTTAGACATGGTTCAAACTATTCTCGGTGAAGAGTTCGATATTGACGAACTGCGTGACATTGCAGAGCATGGTATGTCTGCTGGTGTCTCTGGTTTTATCTACTACCGTGAGACTTCTGCTAAGTTTGATGATAACGATGACGAGATCCAAGACTTCCTTTCCGATTGGTATTACGACTGCATTGGTGGTGATGAGGGTTCGTTTGCATACTTTGCTCGTCAGTGCGAAGATATCACCCAACTCAAACAGAAACTCGTTTGGGCTTATGTAGAACTCAAAGCACAATCTATCCTGCAACAACTTGATGACTGAAGAACAACGCTTCGATAGTATTTATCGGATATTAGTTATGTCTGGTGAATATGAGAACAAAGAGTATCTCATTGAAGATCAAGTCCATGAGATTATGGACAATCCACACATCTACCCGGAGTATTTTTGATGGCAAACTATCGCGTCAGAGTTGAAACCAACGATGGGTGTGTGACATTTTGGCATGAGAAATCAAGCGCAAAAACTGCTTGTAAACTTATCACCAATCGCGTCTACAATCAACTTTGTGGACTCAACATCAAAGAAGTTTCTGTTACCCCTTCTGTCTAACTAATGTCTATCACTGAATTTATCGCACAAGCTCATCCTCTCACTCTCGATTTCATTGAGAATGTAATGATGGAAAAACTGCTGGAAGTTGATAAGTATCAGAAGGCAGTTTGCATGGTTCAAGAACTAAAAGAAAGCACACTCACAACGTGATTCTAATTAAACAGTGTTGTTTATTTCTAATTAGACAGCACTGTTTATTTATTATCAACAACTGTTGTGATTCACACTCATAATCACACTCACGACTACACGACTCACCCGACAGCCACTATGCGCAAGATTGAACGCGAGATGATTCAAGCCATTGTTGATAAACGTGGCTGGCATAAGTCAAACACTGCTGTTATGTACTCTGACTCACGTCAGGTGTCGTGCGTATATCTGCACGGCAACTTGATCGCTGTTGTTGACAAGGACACTGTGCAAGTGTATGATGGTGGCTGGCAATCAGTCACCACTAAATCAAGACTGAACGCACTCATCAATGGTCTTACTGCTGGACACATCAATCATGTATATCAACAAGACTTTCATTGGTATGTAAGTGACAAGCATGATGAGCGTCATGCATTTACCCAAGGACACACATTCGAGCGTATCTGATGAATGATGACTATTTGTGGCTCAACCTAGCCCATGAAATAGGTAATCATGATTGTTTCTACTACTTTCTTTCTTTAATCAATGATTGAACTACTCAAACAACGCGAACAACTCATGGAGGACATTGATTGTATTATCGAATCAAGATTCAGTGCGGTATTTCCACATACAGAGGATTATGAGGATTTGAGGGACGAACTCACTGAGGCGTTATGTGACGCTGTATGCACACACTTCCCAAAAAACTAATGATCAACACTGAATCTAACATCATCTTTGCTGTTATTGGCATGATTGGCATCATGTCCACACTCATCATCTGGCTCCGTGCCAACTCTATCACCCAACGTTATTACAACAACAAATGATCAAAGCAATTTTGTTCTATTTTCAACGCCGAAAGGCTAACAAAATTAACCAAGATCTCATCAACTTTAACAACAAATGAAATTCAAAGATTGGTTGCTTGACAGTTATCTTTCCTTGTTCCATGATGAAGAACCTGAGGAGGATACACGCCGTGACTTTGAGATGCTAACTCATCGTGATCTTTGTGATGAGTTTGCAGAGCTACTTGATTTGTATGCTGAGGATGGAGAGAACTTCATCCAAATGGAAAACATTGAAGACGCTTCCACCTACCTTTCTGTCTGATGAAAACTACCACCGAAACCACTATTCAAGATGCATCCGTGATGAACTTGCATCACTTTGAATGGGAGGATCAACTGTACATTGAGCTTGACAATGAGGATTCAATCAAGGTAACATGTGATCCACAGACTTACATCATGTTGTTCCGTAACTTGTTGTGTGCTAAATCTCCAGTCATCAAGAAAGACTGTGAAGGTCTCAAAGATTATTACATCTCCTCTCTCAAAGAGATTAAAAAGAAACTCAATGCTATGGATGCACTCAACTGATGTCAATGATCAAACAACACATCTACACTGCTACACTTAGGGAGGGTGATCCTGTATCATTCCTCGCTGAGGATGAAGAGGATGCAGCCTGGAAAGCCCAGGAGTATGCTACACTGTACCAATCTGAACTAATGAACGTAACCTATGGGCTCGAACAGTAAGCGACCTTACTTTCCAAACAACTGGGAGTATATTGCTGCAGCACCTGCTGAAGTATTCAACTCCCTATCATTTGAAGACTTTGTAGAATGGAGAGTGCATGGATGGCACATCCCAGAGGAACACCTCTGTGTCATCCGTGTACACAATACCAAGACTGGTAAAGTCAAGGAACGTTCTTACAAACAGGCGAAGGCAGCCAATGCCTTCATCAAAAAGACCATGCAAAACCCTGACAATGAAATTACAATCGCAGACGATGAAGAAGTCACCCTACTCAAAGCTGAGTTTATCTCAGAGGATGAAGATCTCGGAGAAAGCTGAGATGCTTTGTCAAGAGATTCTTGGTCACACTCATCGTGATGAGCTAATTCAACTTATACAGGAGCAGGTTGCCGATGATAAGTGAGGAACTTATTGAGAAGCAATACGCGCTAGAGCGTGATGCTATCAAGCAAGGTAAATCACGATTACACAAACAAACCTACAGTGTTGAATCCAAAGATTATGCCAGTGCCAGTATTTATGGGGTTGCTAGCATTGATTGTCTGCTGCCTAGAGTTGTCGCACGCATTAACGATACAACAGATAGGATCCATGCAAGAAAGAATGGAGTTGCTTTCAAAGAGATAGCACACTATCTTGCTGATGTTGATGCTGACACTTGTGCTGCTATTGCACTTAAACTAACCTTCGATAAAGTATTCTCATTCAAGGAAGATGCTAGTAAGGTGCAAAACGTATGCAAGTCTATTGGTAAAGCAGTAGAACAAGAGTGTCAGATCAGGTTCTATGAAACAACTGCGCCAGGGTTGTTAAACACACTGAAGAAAAACTACTGGCACAAAGCATGTGGCACACAACAGAAGGTGACAATCATGCGCACCCTGATGAACAGGCACGACATCAGATGGAAACGATGGGATGATGCTGTCTGTGTTAAGTTGGGTGGCTGGTTGTTAGACTGCATCATGGAGTGCTCTGGATGGTTCGAGAAACGCCTTGAAAGGCTAGGTAAAAAGACACACACTCATATCGTACCTAGCGCTGCTTTCATGGACGTTAAAGACGATATAATGGCGTCTGCAGAGCTGATGGCACCAATGGCATGGCCAATGTTGATTCCACCTAAACCATGGTCAAATGATGCAGCCGGTGGATACCTTATGAACGAGTTAATGCACGGTAATGATTTGGTTAGGAGAGGCAATCCGTCCCTAATACAGGGAGAGAAACCGCTAGCCTTTTTGAACCGGATTCAATCAGTTGCATACACACTAAATCCGTTTATTGTGTCGGTTGCTCGTACCCTACAAGAGAGGGGAATAAAAGTAGGGAAATTCATCCCTGTCTATGAAACACCACTACCACCCAAACCAGTGGACATAGCAGAGAATGATGAGTCGCGTCAAGCTTACAAACGAGCTGCGGCAGAGGCAATGAATAAGAACGCAGCAGTGTTCAAAGAAAGTTGTCGAACCCGCATGACTATGGAACTAGTACAACGATTTCTAAATGTTGACAGATTCTATCTACCCTGGTCGTTTGACTACCGTGGTCGTGCATACGCAATCCCCTCTTTTCTAACACCACAAGGTTGTGACTTCTCTAAGTCACTTATAAGATTTGCTGATAGTTGCTTTGTGACAGTTGAAGCTGAGCGTTGGCTCAAGTTTCAGGTTGCAACAACCTACGGTAATGGATTAGATAAAGCTCCATTGTCTGAGAGACACTCATGGGCAGTTGCTAACGAACTACTAATTGAAAGAGTAGCAACAGATCCTATTGGTAACATCTCAGAATGGGAAGCAGCTGAGGAGCCTTGGTGTTTCCTTGCTGCATGTGAAGAATACTATGCTATTATGATAGCTTGCAGTAGAACTCACACGTCTTTACCTATTGCTGTCGATGCAACCTGCTCAGGATTACAAATCCTCGCCGGGCTTGCACTCGATAAAGATACAGCTACACTAGTTAATGTTGTCCCAGGTGATAAACCACAAGACGCATACAAGGTTGTCGCTGCTGAAGCTACACCCAACTGTCCTGAAAGTATACAACCGTATATGGACAGGAAAACGGTCAAACGTGTAGTGATGACCGTGCCTTACAATGCAAAGCCTCATTCCAACCGTGGCTACATCCGTGAAGCACTCAAAGATAAGGGTGTCGAGATTGATAAAGACGATCTCACACTCACGGTTTCTGCCGTACGGGATGCGATGAATGTCATCGTACCAGGTCCAATGGCAGTAATGAAGTGGATTGAAGCTGAAGTCACTAAAGCTATTAAAGGTGGTAAAGAACACCTACAATGGGTCACACCTTCAGGGTTTGTCGTTCATCAAAAACTGATGAAACAAAACAAAGTACGAATTGAATTGAAGTTGTTAGGATCAGTTCAGAAAGTAACGACAGCCATTGGTGACTCAGATAAAGTGGACTTGCGACATCATAAAAATGCCACAGCTCCCAATCTAATTCATTCTCTGGATGCCTCACTATTACACCTATCTGCAATACGCTTCGACGCACCGCTGGCCGTCATTCACGACTCGGTTTTATGCCGTGCTAGCGACATGGATAATCTATCGGGCATTGTCCGAAAGGTATACATGCATTTGTTTGCCGAGAACAACTACCTAAAATCATGGGCGGAACAAATCGGAGCTACATCTGAGCCACCCATCATTGGCACCCTCAAACCTGAGGATGTCACAAATTCTACCTATTTCTTTTGTTAACATGGCCGGTCCTAAAAAGGATGACATTGTAATGACTGAGACCGTCACTCTTGATGGTTTTCAGGCTGTTCTGCAACCAGGTAAGTTTGGATACAACCTGTCTGCAATTGTTGAAAGCGACATCATCGATCGACTTGATGAAGATCGTGCCCGACTCCTTGAGTGGGGATTGTCAAAAGTTAAAAACCCCAAGCGTTCAGTTCTGAAGCCTGAGCCATGGGAAGAAGTTGCGCAAGGACGATATAAAGTTAAGTTTAGCTGGGGTGAGGACAACAAGCCTGGCATCGTTGATAGCGAGGGTACAGCGGTTACTAACCCTGACCTGCCTCTCTACGGTGGCTCTAAGGTCCGTCTAGCCCTCTATCAGAAGCCATATGTGCTCAAGGATGGTGTGACCTACGGAAGCTCTCTGAAGCTCCTGGGTGTACAAGTTATTGAGCTTAATGCTGCAGCAGGTGTATCATCTGAGTCAGCCGATAGCGATGTATCAAACCTGTTCGATAAGGTTGAAGGCTTCAAAGCTGATACTCTCGAACCCTCCACTGAAACTGCCACCGTTGACGATGACTTCTGATTTCCAATACACGGTCTCCAAAGATGAGATCACGGGTGTGTACAAAGGTACGCTTGACATCCAGCTGCCTCCTATCTGCGTCACCCGATACAAAGCTGATAAAAATGATTTCAAGTACGAGATGTCTCGTGCTGTAACTGAAGTTGTTGAAGCTATCATTGAAAAGCACATGGATGACTGATGGCTTTTCGATCCGGTTTGGAAGAACGGGTCGCTGATCTACTATGTAACCTTGGTGTCTCTTATGAATACGAAAGCACCAAAGTGCCCTATGTTATTCAGCATAACTACACTCCTGATTTTCTCCTTCCTAATGGCGTTTTTCTGGAGTGTAAAGGCTATTGGGATCCTGAAGACAGGCGTAAAGTCAAGAATGTAAAGAAGCAGAATCCCGAGCTTGATATCCGTATGGTCTTCCAAACCCCATACAATAGAATTAGTAAGAAGTCCAAAACTACTTATGCCCAATGGTGCGACAAGCACGATATAAAATGGACGTCATTCCAGGAGATACCTATTGAATGGCTGATCTAGAAAGTGATAGCGAGTTTCTACATCACGACTCCTGCCCAGATTGCGGTAGTAGTGATGCACTCGCTGTCTATTCCGATGAACACACATATTGTTTTTCGTGTCACAAATTGACTCTACCTAACGAATCACACTCATCATTTGATTATGTACCCCTATTGCGAGGACACCCTGTTCAGCTTCGGAAGCGAGGACTATCAGAAAAAACCTGTCGAAAGTACAAAATCCACAAAGACGGAGACAAGCTCCGATTCCATTATCTCGATAGCACTGGAGCGCTGCTTGGCGCGAAGGTCAAGACAGTAGACAAACAGTTCCACTACGAAGGTAAAACTGATGGATCTTTTTTCGGGCAGCATTTATTCCCTACTGCGGGAAGACGAATTGTTATTACAGAAGGAGAACTTGATGCGGCGAGCTGCTACCAGGCAATGGAAGGATGGCCAATGGTCTCGCTCCCAAGCGGTGCCGCGAGTGCGAAGAAATCAATCCAACGCAATCTCGAACTTCTTCAAGGCTATGAGGAAATCGTTCTATTCTTTGACAACGATGATCCTGGACGCCAAGCGGCAACGGAATGCGCTAGCATCCTACCACCTGGCAAAGCGAAGATCGCTGTTCTAGATCAATACAAGGATGCATCAGATGCACTCCAAAACAATGATACAGAAGCCATCTGCAGGGCTATCTGGGATGCTAAAGAGTATCGACCAGATGGTATTGTAGAAGGTCGTACACTACTAGAAGTAGTCACAACACCACGAGCACCAAGTGATTTTAAGTATGGCTTCGATGGGTTGGACAAACTCTTACATGGTGTACGTTACGGTGAGCTAGTAACCATTACAGCAGGCTCGGGCACAGGAAAGAGTTCATTCTGTAGGCACATTGCGACACAGCTGCTACAAGCAGGCAATCGCGTTGGCTACTTGGCATTAGAAGAATCAAATCGCAGGACTGCGTTGGGTCTAATGTCATCTGCTTTGGGAAAGGCTTATCATCTAGGTGAACACGATCACAAAGAACTTATTCACGCTTTCGATGAAACTCTCTCTAAGTGGAATCTTTTTCTCTTTGATGGCTTTGGGAGTTATGATCCTGACGTTATCTACAACCGAATCGAATACCTTGCCACTGGGCTCGACACCAAGATTATCTTCTTGGACCACCTCTCCATCCTACTGTCAGGACTAGACGGTGATGAACGTAAGACAATCGACAAAACGATGACACGTCTGCGCTCACTTGTAGAGCGTACTGGTATTGCCATGTTCTTGGTATCACACCTGCGCCGTACACAATCCGATCAGAACCATGAAGAAGGAGCACGAGTCACACTGGGACAGCTACGTGGCTCAGCTGCAATTGCTCAGCTATCAGATTCAGTCATCGCACTGGAGCGAAATCAACAAGACGGATCTTCTGACTCTGCTACAACAGTTAGAGTCCTTAAAAATAGATATTCTGGCGAAACTGGCATCGCAGCCAAACTAGAATACAACCTTGCAACTTGTTCTTTTAAAGAGTATGAAGCTCAACCCGATTTCAATGCGGCAACCGATTTCTAGTACAGAACGCGATCTCCGCCGCCCTACACCACCCACGCCCGAGATGGTCGAACGGGCTAAGTTCGTGGATAAAACCTATCAATGGAAGACAAAGTGAGGCTCGAATCGGCACTTGAACAATTCATGCGTAAGGTAGACATCATTGTCTCATTAGAAATGGGCGGTAAGCTTGAAGCTGAAGCTGCATTTCAAAACGTTAAAATGGAAGTTAAAGAGCTAAAGAGACTACGCAAACTTGGCAAATGATTGTCTTTGATTTAGAAGCAAACGGTTTAGTACATGATTGCACCGAAATCCACTGCATTGTCCTCTATGATACAGATGATGACCAAACGGTTGTCTACAATAATGAAGGGGGCGACTGTGATCCTCTTGTTCGAGCTGTTACTAGGCTTGACGATGCCGATGCTATCGTGGGTCACAACATTATTTCATATGATCTCAGGGTACTTAAAAAACTATACCCTTTCTTTGACCCACAAGGTGAGGTTATTGATACCCTAATCCTTTCACGTTTGTATCATCCAAACATGCTCCAGCTGGATCAGAAGATGCAGTGGAAGGACATGCCTACCAAACTCTATGGTAGACACAGCCTTGAATCATACGGTTATCGACTGTCTGAACTCAAGGGTGACTACGGCAAAGAGAATGACTTCAAAGTCTGGAGCCAAGAGATGCAGGATTACTGCGTCCAAGACGTTGCTGTTACACGCAAATTATGCGACCATTTCCACCCCTACCTGACTGGGTTACGCTAGAGCATCAGGTAGCACAAATACTAACACTGCAAGAAGAGCATGGATGGTACTTTGATGAACCAGCTGCACGGGAACTTGAATGTTCTCTCCGAGGAGAGCTTTCAGATATTGTTGAACTACTTTCGCAGCGGTTCCCTTACGTCCCAGGACCAGAGTTTACTCCAAAACGAAATAACAAAACTCAGGGATACTTTCAAGGGTGTCCTTTTACGCGACTGAAAACCTTCAATCCCGGCTCACGGGATCACATAGCATGGATACTAAAGACCTTCGATGGCTACAAGGACGAGACTACTACGACTTCTGGGAAAACGAAGATCGACGAGACGACTTTGAAGAACCATGGAACTGGGCTTTCCCTACAGTTCTACAGGATCCTGGAGATTACGAAGAGCCTTGGGATGATATCAGAAGGCGCGAACGCATGGCTGAAGCTATGTACGAGTGCTAGTCGCATCCACCACCATTGTTCTGTTGGGTGTGCCACTTTTAGAATGGCACATAACAAACCCAATCTAGCCCAGGTACCTAGTGGACCCGAATTTAGACGATTATTTACAGCAACTCCGGGTCAAGTTATGGTCGGCGCTGATCTTAGCGGCATTGAGCTTCGCATGTTGGCACACTATCTCGCCCGTTACGACGGTGGAAGATATGCAGACATCTTACTCAACGGTGATATCCACCAAGTAAATGCTGATAAGATTGGAATCACCCGTAAGCTTGTCAAAAATGTTACTTATGCGTTTTTGTACGGAGCTGGCGATGTTAAGATCGGGTTAACCTATGACAAACAACTACCTCCCAACAAAGCTAAGAAAAAAGGTGCTGAGATTCGAGCAGCGTATGTTGCTGCGATTCCTGGACTTGATGATCTACTTGCTGCAATTAAAGTTGCGGGTGATCGGGGCTATGTTAAAGCCATTGATGGCCGCAAGGTCCTCCTTGATAGTCCGCACAAAGCACTCAACTTCCTATTACAGGGATCTGCTGGCGTAATCGCGAAGCGATGGCTGGTAATAGCTAACCATCACACTCACGATATCTGCTGCTCGCAGCTTGCCTTCATACATGACGAACTCCAATACGAATGCCACGGGCTCCATGCAGACCGTTTGGCGGCATCCCTGGTACATAGCGCTAGAGAGGCTGGAGAATACTACAAACTTAGATGCCCAATCGACGCCGAATCCAAAATCGGAGACAACTGGGCAGAAGTCCACTAAATGAAATTATTGATCGACGCAGATTATATTGTCTATAAATCCTGTGCCGCATGTGAATCAGAGATTGACTGGGGTGATGATGTCATCATGGTTATCTCAAAGTTCAGTGAGGCTTACAAGGCTGTAAAACGCGAACTTAAAAAGATTGAAGATGCTTTCTTTTCTAGCACCGGTACTATTCTGTTCTTTAGTGATAGTGTCAATTTTAGGAAGTCTATCCTTGACTCCTACAAGGGACACCGCCAAAGAAAGAAGCCCTGCGGATATAGACGTGTAATTGAAAAACTAAAAACTGAATATGAAGTTATCAGGATGCCACAGCTGGAAGCAGATGATGCCATGGGAATCTATGCGACACTGCATCCCGGCAATTGTATTGTCAGTCCTGATAAAGATATGAAACAGATCCCTGGTCTTCTCTATAATCTACAAGATACTATAGAGATCACTGAGGAAGAAGGAATGCAATGGCATTTTATTCAGACACTGGCAGGTGACCAAACAGATGGTTATGCTGGCGTTCCTGGATTAGGCGTAAAACGTGCTGCTGCTATTTTTGATAAAGACGGATACACTTGGGAAACAATTGTCAAAGCCTTCGATGAGAAGGACTTAGATGAGTCTGTTGCCTTACAGAATGCACGTCTGGCAAAGATACTCACTATCGAAAACTATGACCTCACAGAACACCGACCCATCCTCTGGACTCCCGCCAATGCCTGTAACCGAACCAACAATGGAGCAAGAGTTCCAGCTGCGTAGGTTGAAAGACCTGTTACCTAATGCTGAGAAGGCAGATATTATTACTATTTTCATGGCATTACAGCGTCAAAACTTTGCTCTAACCAATACAATTAAACAACTATTGAAAGAATGGCCCACTCGCCAGAATACTACCGAAGGGGAACCATCGAAGTATGGGACTTTATTCGTGATCAAGGACTTTCCTACCACCTAGGTAACGCTGTAAAATACATTTGCAGAGCGGGCTACAAAGACAACTATGTAGAAGACCTAGAGAAAGCCATTCATTATCTCACCAACGAACTGCAATATGTCACTCCTGAGCAACCAAGCGATCGAGTTCCGCCGAGCGTACAATATACCGAACGATTTGAGCCTGCGGACTACACAAAAGAATTTGATCGTTGAGGAATTTAAAGAGTTCCTACAAGCTGATCTAGAGATGGCTCTGATGCATCCCCCTGATCGTGAAGCTTGCTTGAAAGAGCTAGCTGATCTTGTCTATGTCTGTGCTCAGTACGCTGAGAACATGGACTGGGATCTAGAACAAGCTCTCCGCCGTGTACACAAATCAAACATGTCCAAGCTAGGCAATGACGGCAAGCCTGTTAAACGCAAGGACGGCAAGGTTCTTAAAGGACCTAACTACAAACCACCCGATTTATCTGATTTAGTATAATGTCTAAACTCATCTCTCGCACAGGACGTGTACAGTCCTGGATGGACAACCCCGAGTCCAGATTGCCAGTATCGTGCACGGTTATGTCGGTTGATGACAGCATGACCGGTGTCAATGGGATCGAATCCTCATGGCGATTCGTAAGTCACGCTTTGCGCCATGGGGCTGGTGTCGCAGTACACCTGTCCAATCTTCGACCCAAAGGTACTGTTACTACAAAAGGACCAGATGAACTAGTGGCTAGCGGTCCGGTGTCATTTGGACGCATCTACTCTATGCTTAATGAAGTGTTGCGCAGAGGCGGAACCTTCCGCAACGGAGCTTGCGTTTTGCACCTCGACATCGACCATCCTGACTCACTTGAATTTATTCAAACACCACGTCATGAACTACCCTGGGTTAAACGCTGCATCAATCTCACTCCCGAATCCTGGCACGAGTTCCCCTACAAAGAAGAACTCCTCCAAGGGATTCGCAAAGGCGACATCTGGTTAAACAAAATTAGGTACGACAAAGATGGAAACCGAATCAGAGGAAACGTCTGTCTTGAAGTATACCTGCCTTCACGAGGCACATGCTTGTTGCAGCATGTCAATCTCTCTGCCTGTACTATCTCTGACATCCCAAAAGCTTTCGTTGAGGGTATGTCCGAGTTGTGTGCGCTCCATCCTACGACAGGTGTTGGAGAATCTGGGGAATACCTCAGCCCAGACGTTGATAAGCAAGTCGGGCTTGGAATGCTTGGACTTGCCAACCTGCTCCGCCAAAACGGAGTCAAATATGGAGAGTTCGGTGTAGCTCTCCGTGATATTAATCAAGAGAAGGTAAACTTCTCAACCGCTCACGATATCGCTCAGTCCATCAAGGATGGCATTGAGCAGGCTGCAGCCATCGCCAAGAGTCATAACATGGTAAGAGCATTTGCCATCGCTCCTACGGCCTCCTGCAGCTATCGTAGCGTCGGTCTAGATGGGTTCACTGCCTGTCCTGAGATCGCTCCACCTATCGCTCGGTCAGTTGACCGTGACAGTGGCACCTTTGGTGTCCAAACCTATGAATATGGCGATGTTGAAATCGCTTCTGAAGTAGGCTGGGAATCGTACAAGCTTGTAGCTGACCAGCTTATGACTATGCTTGAAAAAACAGGACTTCTTCACGGATACTCGTTCAACTCATGGAGTGATCAGGTAACCTATGACAATGCGTTCATTGAAGAGTGGCTATCGTCTCCTCAAACAAGCCTCTATTACAGTTTGCAAGTGATGGGAGACGTCCAGGACAAGACCAGTGCATATGCTGCGCTCGATGAGTCGGATGTTGATGATTACCTTGCGGACTTGTTAACTCCTGAACCTCAATGTGATTGCGCAGAATGACCCCGTATGATAAACTAATTTCCAGGAAACGTACCTGGACTCCTGTACAGACTGAAGCAGGTAAACTTAAATCTGGCGCGGAAGAAGCTGTTTACCGCGCCTTGGCTCTCCGTTGTCTCGAACTGCCGGTGGGTGACTTTATATCACACTCATTAAAAGGAGAGATCCCTGATGCAGCACGTCAGATCCTTGAAATGAATATCAAGGATGAAGAAAACCATGATTTGGCTCTGAACTACGCTGTAAATGCCCTCGGTACTGATGAAAAAGCAGAACGAGAGGCACAGATCCTGAGAAAAGCATGGGAAGAGCATGAAGATCACACAATTGTTAAGGCTATGGTAGCTGAACGTAGTGTTTTCTTCTGTCTGCTTCCTTTCTTCCGTTACGCCGGAGATGCAGGTCTCAGAACGATTTCCGCTGATATTAGCCGAGATGAACAGATTCATGTTGCTACAAATTCTCTTGTATGTCGTGAGCTAGGTCTTAATCCTTCTAAGTCTCTCAACAAACTAAGGAAAGCAACTGTAGACTGGGTTTTCCAGCCTCTACAAGCTGAAAACACCGATAAGTTTTTAGCGAAAAATTTTTGGCACTCACAGAGCGATTCACTTTTTGAAAAGGGTATCGCAGAGGGCTTTTCTAACACCAGGTCGGCACGTATGCCGGCATTCTTTGAACATTCCAATGTCAATCTCCCTCAATACGCTTGAGACTTACGGCATGTCCGTCAAGTCTATCCTGGCAGAGATGGAAGAGAACTTTCCACCCACAAACCCAGGTCCAGGTGATAGTATCTCAACTATCATGTATCGATCTGGACAACGCTCCGTAGTGGAGTGGTTACTTAATCGATTAGAACAAGATGGCATTTAAACAAAACTATTACAATCACGTAATAGCAATGGGTGGTTCCCATGCATCCGCAATGAACGTGGCTAGGGCTAACAACCCTGGTAGGGCATTGCAGAATTTTGAATCAGCATTTGGTGCACAGAAAGCACAAGCTGATGCTGCATACCAGGCTAACCTGGCACAGCAACGCATGGCTGAGCAGCAACAACAGTTGATGGCACAGATTGCAAAGGGACCACCGAAAGCAAACCGTGCTCTGCGTGGTTCTGACTACAAACCTAAGTTTAGGTCTTCAGTTTCCAAGACTGAATCTAAGCGTGCTGTATCCAAAGGCACCTATCAGTTCTCTAACCCACTTGGTATGGGTGGAGCAACTGGAAGCCGTACAGGTGGCATGGGTGGTCTAGCATAATGAACGCAAAGTCACGCTATGATGAACTGCGTGCACGTCGGGATCAGTATCTCGATGTCGCAGTTGAATGCTCACGTTTGACTCTGCCTTACCTCATCCGACAAGACGAATCACAAGATCGAAAGGCTCTGCCTACACCATGGCAAGCAGTCGGCTCTAAAGCTGTCACAACTTTGGCAGCTAAGCTGATGCTTGCCTTGCTCCCTCCCCAAACCACGTTCTTTAAACTACAGGTTAGGGATGACAAGCTAGGTGAAGAGCTTGACCCACAGATTAGAAGTGAACTTGATCTTTCTTTCTCTAAAGTAGAGAGGATGATCATGGACTTCATCAATGCGTCAAGTGATCGTGTGGTTGTACACGAAGCTGTACGACATCTCATCGTCGGTGGTAATGCACTGATCTACATGGGTAAAGAAGGGTTGAAACATTACCCACTGAATCGATACGTTGTCAACCGTGATGGCAATGGTAACGTAATCGAGATTGTAACTAAAGAAAAAATCAGCCGCAAGGTGCTTGGTGATGTGCTCCGAGAACCTCTACCTAATCACGTAGGACGCGAAGGCGCATCGGACCAGGACGTTGAGGTGTACACCTATGTCCAATTGGATAGCAAGAGTGGTCGCTGGAACTGGCACCAGGAAGCCTTTGATAAGGTGATCCCTGGTACCAAAAGCACAGCACCTAAGAATGCTAGCCCATTTTTGGTCCTCAGATTCAACACTGTTGACGGCGAAGACTATGGTCGTGGCAGGGTAGAGGAGTACCTTGGTGATCTCAAGTCACTTGAAGCACTGTCACAAGCCCTGGTTGAAGGGTCAGCAGTTGCTGCTAAGGTAATATTCTTGGTGTCACCATCATCGACAACCAAGCCACAAACCCTTGCCAAAGCAGGCAATGGTGCTATCGTACAAGGACGTCCAGAGGACATCCAAGCTGTCACTGTGGGCAAACAAGCAGACTTTGCTACTGCTGCACAGATGGCACAGACAATGGCACAACGAATCAGTGATGCGTTCTTGGTGCTCAACATCCGACAGTCAGAACGGACAACAGCTGAAGAAGTTAGGCTTACACAGCTTGAGCTTGAGCAGCAGTTAGGCGGGATCTTCTCGCTGCTAACCGTTGAGTTCCTCGTACCGTATCTAAACAGGACACTGTTAGTTCTTCAGCGTTCGGGTCAGATCCCCAAGATACCTCGTGATCTGGTCCGACCGTCCATCGTTGCTGGTGTGAATGCACTAGGACGTGGACAAGATCGAGAATCTCTTACACAATTCCTGATGACCATCGCACAGACGATGGGACCACAGGCTATCATGCAGTACATTGACCCCAGTGAGTACATCAAACGACTCGCTGCGGCACAAGGTATTGACACGCTGAACCTTATCAAGTCTCAAGAGCAGCTACAAGCTGAGCAAGAGCAGGCGATGAATCAGCAGGCTAACATGGAAGTTGTGAAGCAGGTTGGTCAACTGGCTAGCGCTCCTGGAAATGACCCAAGTAAAAATCCCGCCCTAAATCCTGAGTTAAATGACGGAACCGAAGAAGCCCCGCCGCCCCCGCAAGGCGCAGGCTAAACCAGTTGAACCTGTAGAAACACAGGTCGAAAAAACTGAAGAAGAAATCCCAATCAACAAGTATGCTCCCAAAGATAAACTGGGCAAGCCGTTGTTGGGTCGCAGTCCTAACTATGTTACTAGCGTAGGACTGGGTAAACTAAATGTAGTCCACGCCAAAGGAGTGAAAGATAATGGCAACTCTTAATTATGATCCTACAGATGTGAATGCACCTGAGTTCACAGCAGAAGAACAGGAAGCTATTCAGGTTGGAGAACAGGCGTTCCAAGAGGAACAGCAAACCTTTGCAGGTAAGTTCAAGTCTGCTGAAGACCTAGAGCAAGCCTACATTGAGCTGCAAAAGAAACTCGGTGACCCCGAAGCTCGTACTGAGCAAGAGGCACCAGAAGCTGAGCCTGAGGCTGAGCTGGATCCTGTGTCTAGCCTGGTTAACGACGTCCTGAATGCTGAGAACCCTGATGAGCTGATGGCTCAGTTCGCAGAGATGGACTCACAAGAGGTTGCCAAAGCATTCCTTAATGCAGACTACAACCCCGCCGCTGTGGAACTAGAAGATGCTGACATCAGCACCATCCAGAACTCAGTTGGTGGAGAAGAAGGCTACGCAGAACTCATGCAGTGGTCTAACGAAAACTTCCCTCCCGAACTTGTGGAGGGATTCGATCAGCTGGTAGCGACTGGTAATCGCTATGCTATTCAGCTTGCAGTTAACGGACTCATGGCAGCTTACCAAAACCAGAATGGTATGGAAGGTGAGATGCTCACGGGTAAGGGTACTGCACAGACTGCTGATGTATTCCGGTCCCAGGCTGAGGTTATTCAAGCTATGAATGACCCACGCTATGACAGTGATCCAGCTTACCGTCAGGACATCTTCAATAAACTAGATCGTTCTGACCTCAACACTTATTAATCAAACAATGACAGCTACTATCGCACTTCAGAAGCGTTCCTCTTTGTGGGACCGCTACCTCCAGTGGGTTAGCAGCACTGAGAACCGGCTCTATGTGGGACACTTCGGTGTCCTCATGGTGCCTTGTCTACTGGCAGCTACCACTTGTTTTATCATCGCATTCATTGCAGCACCCCCAGTTGATATCGATGGAATCAGAGAACCAGTCGCAGGCTCACTCCTGTACGGAAACAACATCATCTCTGGAGCGGTTGTCCCCTCCAGCAACGCAATCGGACTACATCTCTACTCAATCTGGGAAGCCGCTTCCCTCGATGAGTGGCTCTACAACGGAGGACCATACCAACTTGTGGTGTTCCACTTTCTCATCGGTGTCTTCGCTTACATGGGACGCGAATGGGAACTTAGTTACCGACTCGGAATGAGGCCCTGGATCTTTGTCGCATACTCCGCACCAGTCGCTGCTGCAACAGCTGTATTCCTTGTCTATCCTTTTGGACAAGGCAGTTTCTCTGATGGAATGCCGTTGGGAATCTCGGGTACCTTCAACTACATGCTGGTTTTCCAAGCTGAGCACAACATTCTTATGCATCCCTTCCATATGCTTGGGGTCGCTGGCGTTTTTGGTGGCAGTTTGTTTAGCGCCATGCACGGTAGCCTTGTTACTTCTTCTCTGGTTCGTGAGACTACTGAAAGCGAGTCACAAAACTATGGTTACAAGTTTGGTCAAGAAGAAGAAACGTATAACATCGTAGCTGCACACGGTTACTTCGGTCGTTTGATCTTCCAATATGCATCTTTTAATAACTCACGTAGCCTTCACTTTTTCCTGGCTGCTTGGCCTGTGGTGGGTATCTGGTTCACTGCACTTGGTGTAAGCACCATGGCATTCAACTTGAATGGCTTCAACTTCAACCAGTCTATTCAGGCTGCTGATGGTCGTGTGATCAACACCTGGGCTGACATCCTCAACCGAGCTGGTCTTGGTATGGAAGTCATGCACGAGCGTAATGCACACAACTTCCCTCTTGACTTGGCAACTGCTGAGTCTGCACCTATCGCACTTACTTCACCCGCTATCGGTTAATGAACGACACCCAAATCTGGCCCACTGAACCACGTATGTACATCGACGAAAACTCCATCCCTCATAACGAACGCGCCGAGCGTCTCAATGGCAGGCTTGCCATGCTCGGTGTGATGGCTGCGCTTGGAGCGTATGCTGTGACTGGTCAAATCATTCCTGGAGTATGGTAATGCCTGGACACTACGGTGACAAGAAAAAACCAATGAAGCCCACTACTAAAGGTAAACCAAGTGGCAAGCAAATCAAGAAAAAGAAAGTCTGTTAGTCTACGGATGGGGAAGCATAAGTCACGGTCTGGCGGCTTGACAAAAGCAGGTCGCGAGAAGTATAATCGTGAAACAGGTTCAAACCTGAAAGCTCCCCAACCTGGTGGCGGTCCTCGCAAGCGGTCCTTCTGTGCCCGAATGAAAGGTAACAAAGGACCGATGAAGAAGAACGGTAAGCCCACCCGGAAGGCTCTAGCCCTACGTAAATGGAAATGTTAAATGGCTAAACAAGGATTGTATGCCAACATCCACGCCAAGCGTAAACGTATTGCTGCTGGCAGTGGTGAAAAAATGAGGAGTCCTGGGGCTGCTGGAGCACCCACGGCTGCTAACTTCAAACGCTCCGCAAAAACTGCAAAGAAACCTAAGAAAGCTTAAACCTATTATTATGAAAAACACCCTACTCTTTATCTCTACTCTCGCCTTCGCTGCTCCTGCAGTTGCTGGTCCCTATCTGAACGTTGAGACTTCCTCTAAGTTCGCTGGTACTGACTATTCTAAAACTGCTACTGACTTCTTTGTCGGTTATGAAGGTGAAGTCGGTACTCTTGATTACTTCATCGAAGGTGGTCCTAGCATGACCACTCCTGATAACGGTGTGTCTGAAACCGTACCTGCTGGTAAAGTTGGTTTTAGTGTCAAGGCTAACAAGCACCTCAAAGTGTATGGCGAAATGTCTGCCAGCTTGAATGAGGGCACCAATGACTATGGCACCAAAGCCGGGGTCAAGTATTCTTTCTAAAGTAACGTACGTTCATCTAACATGGAAGAAAGCATCTACGAGCTACAATTTACAGTCACCTCTTTACGGATGCTGCACAAGGCTGTTACCTTCGCTCACGATAAGTGGGCAGGAGGTGATCCTGTGGAGCAAGAATATTATAAATACCTGAAAGATAGTCTGCAACGTGTACTCTTAGAAGAGACTTTCATGTTGGACGCATGACGCCACACCATGGAACGGGGGTGTGGTACTTCGGAGAAATTCAATGCCTACCGTTGAACTGCAAGCTCGCGTTAAAGAGCAGAAGGCTGCTGTCAAGCAAGCCAAGCTGAAGTATCGCGGCGTTACTTACATTAAATCTGGCAAGTAGACTTTTGGGGAGGTGCAATTCCTCCCCTGCCTATTGGCGTTGGCCCTACGGGACACCCTTCGCCGTCTAGACGGTGGGAATAGACCACATTAAAATCTATTATTAACAACATGCCTAGATCACGTTTCGGAAGAGGCGCTATTGACCCTACTGATGGTTCGGTTAATGAAATGCCAACTACCTTCCGTGTCCTATATCCAACCCACAACTCAACGGATCAGCTGTTCATTCCTGGTAACCAAGCTGAAGGGGATAACCCTGACAGTGGTTCCATGGCTCAACGGCTGGCTGACTGCCATAACCTTGTTGGCGACGATACTGGTGATAACAACATCGGCGTCGCTGTTCAAGCTAATACTCTTGCTGATTGGTAATTAATTATGCGCGTACCTGCAATCTATGAAACTTCCCGTGGCGAGCCCACGGATGAAAACCCCACTGGTCAACCGATTTCAACCGTGAGTGACTACGGTCGTGACCTGGGTGTTGGTTATGTCGAAGGTGACACCTCCCTGGCTGTCTCCACTAACAGTGACTACACTGCTAACAACTTCCCTGCTACTGTGAATGGCGTTGCTACCACTTATGCTTGGACTAAGACTGACACGACTACCACCACCACGTTGACTGATGACACTGCACGTGTGTGCAACTTGGCAGCCAACGCTACTGCTGGTTCTTGTGTCCTTCAGGTTGTTGCTACTAACGCACAAGCTGACAACTCCCCTCACACTGAAACCCTTACTATCACTGTTGCGTGATACGTTGGGAGAGCACCTCAGAGTCGGACTCTCCCTTCCTTTGGCTTTTGGCCCTACGGGATAACCAATTGCCGAACGTTCGGTAAGACGTTGAATTTTACCACAAAAAATTTTCAACTAAATATCTTAAAGCTTTAAGAGACTGTCAAACATACATTCTCTACATTACAATGGCAACTTTTAACGTACCTACTTTTGCGAACAATGAAGTTCGCGGTACTTCCTTCGGTTCTGTTAACCGTAACCCTGGTCTGGGTCGCACCGGTTTCGGTGATACCGTCACCATCAATGGTCAGACCGTCAGTGCATACGACGCTAAGTATGCAACTTACCTGAAGCTCTTTACGGGCGAAATGATCAAGGCGTATGAAAGCGCTACGATCGCTAAGGGCACCGTTCAAAGCCGTCAGCTCCGCAACGGCAAGGCTGCTCAGTTTATCTTCACCGGTCGCATGTCGGCTGAGTACCACACCCCTGGTCTGCCTATCCTCGGCTCTGCTGATGATGCAGCTGGTTTGGGCAGTGGTCTCCCCGTCGCTGAGAAGACCATCGTCATGGATGACCTGCTGATCTCCAGCGCATTTGTCTATGACCTCGATGAGACTCTGGCTCATTACTCCCTGCGTAGCGAGATCTCTGCTAAGATTGGTCACGCTCTGGCTGAGGCATATGACAAGAAGATCTTCCGTACGATTGCTCTGGCAGCACGTGAAGCTCATCCTATCTCTGCCGCTCCTGGTCCTGAGCCCGGTGGTTCTGTGATCCGTCTGGGTGACAACAACGAGTATAACGCTCAAGCCCTGGTTGACGCCTTCTTTGAAGCCGCTTCCATTCTTGACGAAAAGAATATGCCCAAGAACGGGCGCACGGCTGTCCTCTCCCCTCGTCAGTATTATGCGTTGGTCTCACAAGTAGACACCAACATTTTGAATCGCGACACCCAAGGCACCAACCTGCAGGCTGGTTCCGGTGTGTACAGCATTGCTGGTATTGACATCAAGCGTTCCAACAACCTGCCTTTCCTGGCTGGTACTGTGGCCACCGCTCAAGGTGAGAACAACGATTACAGTGGTGACTTCTCTAGCCACGCTGGTCTGATCTACTACCGTGACGCTGCTGCTTGCGTGGAAGCCATGGGTCCTTCGATCCAAACCTCTGGTTCTGACATCAAGACCATGTATCAAGGCGACCTGGTTGTGGGTCGAATGGCTATGGGCTGCGGCACTCTGAACCCTGCTGCTGCTATCGAACTGCAAGCTACCTGATTTAGGAGACTAACATGGCTATTACTCCTGGAACTAGCCGGATTGTCACTCAAACCAATGCAATGCTCCCTGGTGATCACATCGCCAGCCTCACTCTGAACCCTCCCTCTCCTGTAGAGATTGGGCGCACAGTGTCTGGTGGTGTGCAGGACAAAGCTGCTAACGGTGATGAACTCGGCGCAACTAACTGATCTTAATCAATTAATACTATGGCAAACGCTGCAACTGCTGCTGGTGATAACGGTGTAGCCGGAACCCTTGACGCTGGTCTGGGCAACGATTACGGTGCTATCACTGGTACCTTGGCTGGTGGTGACAAAGAGTGCGAAGGCTTTGATGAAGCCATCCGTCACTCCGTTGCTCTAACTCAAGGTGGTACTTTCAATGGTTCTAATGATACCTCTGGTACTGGAACCCGCTCTGAAGTGTTCTCTGTGACCCAGGGACTCCGCTTCGCTTACACTGGTGTTGAGGCTGATACTCCCGCTATCGACCGCACCGCCTGATTATACTGGGGAGTCTTATGGCTCCCCTTTTTCTTTTTATAACTATGACCGCTTCCACATTTAAGACCGATACCGAACTATCCGCAGTCAATCAAGTGCTGGGAGCAATCGGTCAAGCACCTATTACTACACTTGATTACGCTAACCCTGAGATCTCCTACATCTACCAACTGTTGCAAGAATGTAACCGAGATGTACAGAGTGAGGGTTGGTCATTCAACACTGAAACTCACATCACAAAGACTCCTGATGCTAACAATCAAATCCTAGTTACTAGTGATGTCTTGCAAGTTGATATGTCAGGTGACTTTGCTAACCGTAATGTCAACGTTATTATCAAAGATGGTAAGCTGTATGACAAGGTGCAGCATACTAATGAGTTTACTAAAGCCAAAGGTTTGCTGAACAATGACGGTACTATTGATCTTGATTATGTCTACCTTCTAGAGTTTACAGATTTACCTCAACCTTTCAAACGTCTAGTTATCTACAGAGCAGCTACCCGTGCAGCAGCACAGCTTGTCTCTAACCCACAACTAGTCCAGATGCTACAACAGAATGAAGTTCGAGCCCAGTCGTATTGCATGGAATATGAATGCAACCAGGGTGACTACACCATGATGGGTTGGCGTGATGGAACTGTGTGGCATTCTTTCAATCCTTCTGATGCATTGCGGCGATGAGTTCTATTAGTCAAACAATCCCGAGCTATGTTGCGGGTATCTCAGAACAACCTGACCAACTTAAACTTTCGGGTCAGGTTAAAGATTGTGTAAACGCTCTACCTGACGTCACCAGGATGCTAGGTAAGCGTCCAGGATGTGAGTTTCTACGTGAAGACACAGGGGCTAATGCACACCTGGGTAAATGGTTTGACATTTATCGTGATCCTAACGAGCAGTACATCGGTTCTGTTAGGACAGATGGTACGGTTGATGTGTTCCGTGTGGTAGCGGCACCACTCCGTAATTACACTGATGGTGGTACACCAGTACAACGCCGGTATTATGTAGTCGTTACTAACGCTGGTTCTGGCTTTGCTGCTGGTACTACCAACGGTGTAGCTACCACAAATACTACAGACGGTACTGCTACTGGCTTAACTGTCAACGTAACTGTCAATGCTGCCGGCGTTATCGCTTCTGCATTCATCAATGATATTGGTGATGACACTGCGTATGAAGCAGGTGATGTACTGACTATCACTGGTTTCGCTGGTGCTGAACTGACGTTCTTTGATGGTACTGCAGGTGAACAAATTAACGTCAAGTATGATGATGTTGGTCACTCAATCAATGACTTGAATGCAGCAGGTACCATTGCTCCTACTACTGCTGACACTAACTGTGAATACCTAGAGCACACAGATAGTGACCGTATTAAAACCCTGACTATCAACGACACCACTGCGTTTGTAAACAGGGATACAGTAACAGCAATGACTGCTGATACAGAACCCGCTGCCACTGCTGAAGGTTTTGTTGAAGTAACAACTCTAGCATTTAACCAGGTCTATCAGTTTAACATCATACAGGGTGGTACAACAACTGAAATTATTTCTGCAGCTACTAACCAAAATAATGCAACTGTTGAAGCTCTGCTAGATGATTTGAAAACCAAAGTAGATGCAGAAGCTAATTTTGCTGCTACTAAAATTGGTAACGGATTGTACATTACTGCAAGTTCAGGTGGTATCTTTTCACTAGAAACACCAGAACGTCAAATCATGAATGTCTTTACCGATGAGGTGCAGGACATTACCCTGTTGCCTGACCAGGCTAGGCATGAGTACAGACTGCGTATTGCAAACAGTGGTAACCTCGAAGATGATTACTACGTGAGGTTTGCTGGTGCTAACAACAGTGATGGACAAGGTACATGGGAAGAGTGGCGTGAACCAGGTGTTGCAACTACGATTGATAACACCACGATGCCACACATCATGTTCCGTCAGAGTGATGGTTCATTCCTTGTGTGTCCTACAGAGTATGCACAACGTACGGTAGGTGATACGCTCACCAACCCTACACCGTCTTTCATCGGTAATACAATCAATAATGTAACTCTGTTTAGAAACAGGCTTGGCTTGTTGTCTAGGCAGAACCTGATCCTCAGTCGCCCTGGTGACTTCTTTAACTTCTTTGTATCGACTGCACTAGCTATCACTGCAAAAGATCCTATCGACCTGTCAGCTGCGTCACCTAACCCAGCCACCCTGTTCGACTCTATTGAAGTTAACACCGGTCTTGTGCTGTTCAGCCGTACTGAGCAGTTCATGTTGACTACTGATAACGATGTGCTGTCACCTGAGACAGCTAAGATTAACTTTGTGTCATCGTTTAACTACAATGAGAACGTTAGCCCATTCTCTCTCGGTACTACCATTGGATTCCTAAATGATGAAGGTAGTAACACCCGACTATATGAGATGGCTAATCCTCCTAGAGAGGGACAGCCTGAAGTTATTGAGCAAAGTAAGATTATATCGAACCTATATCCAACTGGTATTAACCGGATTGCTACATCTAAAAACAATACTATTGTACTAACTGTTGCTTCTGGTACTCCAGATATCTTTGGCTATCGATACTATAACACCACGGAGAGGCGCCTACAGTCCGCCTGGTTCAAGCTTAGAATGAGTGGGGATGTGATCTACCACACCATCATCCGAGACACCTACTGGGCTGTTCTACGTAACTTAGACACTACCCCTAACCCTGACGTTAATATCGTTACCATCCAAAAGATGGAGCTAAAACAGAACGATGGTACTGTAGTAGTTAACAACGCTACCCAAGGTATCATTACGTACCTTGATAACAAACGTGAGGTGCCTAGTGCTGACATGACTTATGATGCTGGTACTGATACCACCACGTTTACACTGCCTTGGACTTACGATCAGACTAAGTTTAATGCAACCACTTTTGCAACTGGTCTAACTGTATTCCAACTTGGAGATGGTGCTGATGGTCTTGCTGTTGATATTGTATCAGCCGGTGGTACTCCTGCTCGCATTAATACAATTGATGCAACTTTCTCAACCGTTACGTTGCGTGGACGATGGGATGAGCAAACCGATATTGCAATCACTAACGCTGCTGTTGGTGCTAACCTAAGCACTGGTAAGTTCGTTGGTCTTGGTACTACAGGTGGTACAGGCACAGGTCTGTTGCTTGCTGGTGAGGTGGATGTAGATGGTAACCTAACTAAAGTACAGATTGTTAACCCTGGTTCAGGCTATACCACAGGTGATGTGGTTACTATCCAGGCTTCTGTTGGCACTGCTACCACTGCTACCTGCACACTAACCATTACTGAGCAAAGCCTGTTCGTAGGTTATGCCTATGAGATGGATGTACAGTTCCCTGTTATCTATCCTGTCAAAGGTGCTGGTGATTCAGCTAGATCTGATGTACAATCTAGTCTAATTATCCATCGTTTTAAAGTTAATACTAACTCTACGGGCACTTTCCAAATGGAACTTGGTCGTAAATATAGAGATACATTCTCAACCACACATGAAGCAAAGACGTTTGACTC